GGAAGCAGCCCTCGGTCCCTCTATTACAAGAATCGCATGAGTAGCATTATCTGATGCTCTCTTTGCGTCATGTGCCTTCACCCAGAAATTATGCGTTCCTGCTGTTAGCTGTCTGTATACCGCCTCTGTTGTAAGTCCTTGCGCTATTGTCACACCATCTTCCCACGAGGCCCCATACCTGACCTCGTAAAACTCGACATCTACATCCGGTATAGGATTCCACCGCAGCCTGATGTTCTGATTCCATATTTCAGCGTAGAAGCCTGTTACATCCGATGGAGGCGCCAGCTTCCCAAGTACATTATATGTCTTGATGAATGTGGCGCTTGCAAGCGTTACTGCTACCGCCCACGGCTTAGCTTCTATCTGGAGCACATCACCCTGCTGATATCTGCCGCTCCAGTCAGTGCCACGAATCTCTCCGTAATCCCGCCAGGATTCGTCGTTTCGCTTGATACGGAGCCTCACTCCTATGGCATTCTCTATATCAAAATAGAGATTGCATTCAGACTGCCCAGCCTTGCTCAGCAATACCTCTGTGACATCGATGCCGTTGACAGCAGGTACCGGGCCGTAGTACTCGTTTTGTGGCGGCTCCCATGTAGGATTATATTCGGAATCGTAGAACTGGTTTACTTCATCAGTCGCGACAATCCGTATTTGTCTCTCATTTACCGGACTAAGATCGATGATCTTCGCATTCTTGCCAGGGGTTGTTGATGGCTCGTAAAACCACACATAGTCGTATGAACTGTTATATACGTCCTGGTCCGGTAGCAACGGAGGGTTAGTCTGTAGCCTGATGAGCGATCGATTAACGCTCCCACTATAGTTATACACTTGGTAATGGTCATACGTACCATTCGGCTGTCGCAGCATAACCCAGTGGTCCTGACCTTCTGTGAATGGGACATCCCTATCAAGGGTTATGATCGATACTCCGTTTATCGTGGATCCAGCTAACAGCCTCCCAGAGTACCCCCACTGCGTCAGATCATGAGACAACCTTATAACATCCCCTCGCGTGCAAACCATTCCCTCTAGGTCAGTCTCCCATGATATTCGCCGGCGCCTATAGTATTGCTCTGCCGCGATTAGGTTTGCGTGGCGGTTTGCTACTGCTTTCGATGTTACCCCAGCCAGATCTTTCCTTGCTACGTTCCCTGTTCCTTGAGCATTAGGCACATCAGCTCGGATAGTTTGAGCCTGGTAGTCATTTGCTGCGTCCAGGTAATTACACTCTATTGCGTCTACACCAGGGGCGGACAGATACTTAACCGTGAAGCTCCCTGCGACTATGTTCGGCATACCATACATCGCTACCGCTGGCAGTCTTTCCTCGTCCCATATCACCCCGAGCTTGCCGCTGGCCCATGTATATGCGCCCCTGCCGGCCATGGCGATAGTTGTCAACATTGACTCTACAGGCTCGGTCTTATCAAATACATAATCGAACGTCCATCCCTTCTCGTCACACCATGCCGCAAAGTCTATTATTGAGTCATAGTCTATTCTTGATGGGTGTAGGCCGCCGCCATAAAGCCTTCTGCCATCAGTATGACTTTTGCCCAAAGCGACATTCAGGAATGCCCATGCTGGGTTAGAGGTATACAACCTATTCCATACTTCATCAACGAAAACTGGTATTTTTGCGCTGGCTATACACGATAGTGTGTCCACTACACCAGAAATCTGCTCGCTGGCCCTGATGATGAGTCCAAGTCTTCTTTGCCCTGTATAATCGGACTCGTCACGCTGATATGAACGCAGAACACTCCATGTGAATGACGATTGATATCTGTCGTTGTCATCCTCCGGTGAATTGCGTCTTAGCCTTACCTCATACTGGCCGGCCTCTACATATCGTTGCCGAGATACGCGTACTGCCTTGGTTGTGTTGTTTGATATTATGATTGAATCGATCGACGCATAATATCTCCGTGTTGGCGTTGGATCATCTCCAGCGGCATCAAAATGTCTATACGTCCAAGTTACAGTATGCGTAGCAGACGCTGGAGCGAAATAATCATAACCCTCATCCGTGATCGTCCCCCACTCTTCACCTTCTGTGTGCTCGTTCGGGTCAGTATCTCCATACGCCACCTGAACCCAAAAAGCGCCTCCAGGCAATCCAGGTTTCCCTTCAGGGGTATACCCGGCAGACCAATAGTAGTCGTGGAACAACTCCTCGGTATCGTAGAAAAAGGACGTCCACTCCGCTGCTCCTACCTTCCTGTACTCTCCGTCGAACTTTACGTTGTGGTAATCGAGATCTCCATTATCAGCAACGTGATATAGTGTCCCTACTATGTCTATTGCGAGTATTCTTGTATCATCGCTCGTCGTTCTGGTAACCCAACCAGCCGCAGCATTCAACTCGGATCCTACATCAAGTGTATCGACGTTCCCCGCGAACTTTGAAAGCCTGCCATTGTAGTCGCTCCATTCAACCTCGACATCCTTGTAGCTGCTTAGCGGCGTGTCACCAATCTTGAAGTCTGTAAAAGTTGCCTCCAAAGAAAGACCCATACCATAAACCACGAAAAGGTATAAATCGCCATTCCTGATCTCAGTATATGGCTTCATGGCTAAATCAGGGACAAACTTGTGCGTCCCATAGATCAACGGCATCGGCTGATTCAGGCGGATTCGATTGCGCGCACCACTAAGATTATATGTTGGGGACGTTTCGTCCTGTTGGCTGGATAATGCTGTTGCTTTGTGTCCTGGAGGGATGATCGAATTAACTAATGCATAACCGCCAACAACGGTTAACGCCGCCACCCCTGCTGTTGCCGCCTGGCTTGCCCAATAGCCGCCGACATACCCACCTAGATATGGAGCGGCCACAACAACAGCGAGGGACAGAATTACCCTTAACGGGTCTGAGTCTCCGCCTCCTTCCACAATTGCTCTAATAGCTACCATGTCTCCATGAGAGACAATCAACCCCATGTCTTCCGTGACATTCCCATTTACAGACACCACAAACTGACCGGCATCCACATCAATATGGCACCGAGACAAGACTGAGCCTATAGTCTCCCTAGGTAATATCTCTATTTCCCGTACTACTCTCCCTTCTTGCGACAAAACTGGATGGGGACAGTGCGTGACCTGTGCAGTCATCTCCACTGGTAATATCCCTCAATCCGCAGATTCATTTTTGATAGGTCGCGCGCTCGAGTGAAAACCACCCCTGTTGTCACCATTGAGTGTAGAACCCAAATTCTATGATTTACAACCCCGACAACACCAACATGCCACTTTGTGTCCTGCGCATGTGTCATTACACAGGCATCTCCTTCAGACGGAATCTGAATCCTCACGCCATAGTCGTCGATGATGTCTCGAGGTCCGTTCCTGTTCTTCGTGTCTACCGGGAGGGCCAAGTGCTTTCCAAAAACCTCACGCAGAACTGTCTGCGCCAGCATTCCGCAATTTCCCTCTTCATACGTACGCCCAACATACTGGGCCGACCAATGCTCAGATGGCACCTTGAGCGGTCTCTGCGTTGTATACCCAGGGGAGTCCATTGCGATTGAGGATGTCTTCGTACCCAAGCGCTGCTGACACGGTAAGATTGCTGACCGTTATGTCAGACAGATCAAGAGTGAATGCCCACTCTTCCACGCCTGTTGTGTCTGTTGAGTTCACACCTTTTCGTAGGAAAGTAGACACAATCCTTGCCTGCGCGCCCTGGCCTCCATTAGATGTCTCCAGGAACCCCATGAACTCCTTGGTCACATTACTGATGGAAAGACGGGCACGAGGTTGACCCTGCGACATGTCATCAGGCCACACAATATCGAAGCCGAGGGCTATATATGTCTCTCCGTTATGCGTTACGTCCCGATCGTTGTTTACCACCCGCGCAGTCTCTGCAAGATCTGGATGCGTTACCTCCAACAGAGACACACGCTGGCGCGTCGGTTTTATCTTATTGAGTTCCTCTTTTCCAAAGCTTGAGATCTGACGCGACATTACCTATATGTCCTAAGAGTGAAACTGACGCGGATATTGTCCCAGGAGTCAGATACTGGTGACACATCGAACTTTCCGCCTTCTATGCTGACAACTATCCTCTTGTTTGATCGTGGGTCCTTCCAAAAGAACTCAGCCAACCCGTTCCCAAGAACAGACTTATGCCAGTTCAACCACACAACATACTGAGCAGCAGTGAACTGATAAGTAACCTGATACCGGTCTTTTATTTGAGAGCCCAGAAGGGCCTCCTTCTCTGGACCGGACTCCATTTGTGTTGCAAGGATATTAGGCTCAGACGAGCTTTTGAACCCCTCAACCAATAATTTCCCATAATCCGGGAATTGAATCGCTGTGCTCATCCTCTGCTCACAGACCCACGGATCAGGTTATTGATCGGGCCACCACGTTCGATGTCTCTGGTCAAGACGTCCAGGACTATCCCATCAGCACTTACAGTGGCGCTGCTTCTTCGCACCTCTTGTGGCGTACCTTCATTTCTGATAGTCACATTGATATTCCCAGCCCCACCTGTCGGCATAACTGCTACTGTCTCACCTGCCCTGGCGTTGAGTGCTACAGGGTGTTCTCCAACACTACCTCCGACTCGATACAGCCCTCCCCTGGCATTTCCATACAGGCTTGACGCGAAACTGCTTGCAGCTCCAGACACCGCTTTAGCTAGGGGCTCTGTGACAATCTTGCGCAAAAATATGCGCTCTATGTCTTCAGCTATCCCTTTCAGGACATCTCTAAATGACCTGCCAGATATGATTGCATCCTCGAACGCAGAACTGAATGTGAGACCAAGATCTCTAGCTACTGGGTCTATCTCTTTGACATTTCCAGTGAGTGTGTCTAGCTCAGCCTCTAACTTCATCAATGATTCGCTACTTATGTCACTTATCCCATCCCACATCTCGTCTAGGTCAGTGACTAGTGAAGAGACTTTCGCATCTAGGACCATGCCCTCGATAGATTTATCAACCTCTTCTACTGCATTAGCCGCCTTCTTGAGCCCGCCTGCCGCTTTGTTTCCGGCAGCGCCTATAGCATCAAGATTAGATGCAACAACCTTGGTGGGCTTGTCAATAGTATTAATTGCATTGTATAGCTCACCATATCGCTCTGCCTGCTCCACTAGTTGTTTAGACAGCGCATTATATTGGGTCCTAAGCCCCCTTAAATTCCTGCCCCTGGCGCCAATCTTAATCCTTGTGTCGAGTGCATCAGAAACGCGCTGCAAGTCTTTCTGCGTGCGCTGTAGATCTTGATATGTTTTTTGTAAAAAAAACTCCCTGGATGCCACTGACATCTGGGATAACTGTGTATGAGTTCCGAATATAGTATCCGTGAGCCGCTGAAATGTCGGGATCATCGTGCCTGTTACCCACTTCACCATACCGGTGAGAGCTTCAAGCGTTGATGTCGCAGCCGGGCTCAATTCGGCTGCCAATGCTTGTGCAGCACCTCTGAGAGCCGTATTGAATGTCCCAGTGGCATCGGCTACAGCGGCAAATCCTGCTGCCTGCTCATCAGTCAACGTTGCTCCTAACTCCCTGCTCTGCTCCCTCATATCCTTGATTGCCTCTGTGCCTCCTTTCATCGTCTGAAGCAATGCAACACCCTCAGAATCGAACAGCTTCATAGCTATCCGAACCTTGTCTGAGCTGCTTTCCACCCCTTCGAGGGCATCCGTCAATAATTCAAACTGCCGTGAAGGACTTAGCTGGTTCAATGCCTGCACATCAACGCCAAGTTCCTTAAGTGCTCCACGAGCCTCTCCCATCCCTTGAGCAGCCTCGGAAACACGCCGCGTCATCCTTTGCCAGCCCATAGTAAGGGTTTCGAATGAAACGCCTGTCTGATCGGCTACATGCTTGTATTCGCTAAGGGCCTCCACAGAGGCTCCAAGTCTGACGCCCAACTTTTGAACTTTATCTGACGCGTCTATCGTTGACTTCACGAGCGCAGAAAAACCACCAACCAAAGCGGCGCCGCCAAGTAAAGCAAACCCTTTCTTTACCCCACCAAGAACCTTGTCTGTTCTTCTTCCAAAAGAGTTTAATCTTTTGGTGGCGTCCTTAAGGTCCTTGTGAAGGCGTGCGCTATCTGCCTCCATCCTGACGACTAATTTAGCTAGATCGGTCATTTCTTAGGCTTCGCCATTGCTTTCAGTGCAGCCAAAGTCTGCATTGTTTCACGTGAATCACGGTCATTCTTGCTCTCATACATAAAGTCCTTTGGCTTGCGCTCCTGGGCTCCTTTCGGTCGATACACGTTTGCAAGAATTGCTGATATCTGAGCGCTATGCCAGTTGTCTCGGTCTGGGCCCCACGGAGACGTCTCATAATATGCAGCCCACTGGTCGAACTCTCGAGCGGTCATGGTCTGTCCCAGCTCTGCCAGAGTCCTACCAAGCGAGAGGCATAGAAGGTGCTTTAGGCGGTTTTCAGGTGTGCTGGCTTTTTTTTGGCTTCATCTTCAGACATGCCGCTGATCTCGAATATCCTATTAGCGATGCCAAGCACAATAGTCTCAGGAAGCTGCATCAACTGAGGTATGTCATCCTCCGAAAATAGATCACACCCAGCTACAACCACCCGAGCGAGCTTGCCCCTATCAGTCTGATCGCTCTGAAACGCTTCCTGGACAGCATCTCGATCGGAAAGAGAGAGTTCGTGGATCTCGAAATAAACATTATCGTCAACGTGATAAGTCTCGCGTTTAACAGTGCACTTCTGAAAAAACTCGTTCTTATCCATTAGCTTGTCGATATGTCCCCGCTAATCTTCAGCGTGAATTGAATACGTGTCGCCTCATCAATGCTCGGAACAGTACTCCACCCTATTGGTGCAACAGCAAAGTCATAAGTAATCGTGTCAGTCCCGTCTGTGAGAACAACCTGGACATTGTTGTTTGTCCCGTTGTCAACTGCTGTCACTATCGCCGCCTGCGTGGTATCGCTCAAGTCATGGTTGAACTCCGCTGTGATTTCGACCCCATCACTTAGGCCAGATATGTATTCCCTTGCCGCAGAGTCGAAGTCCGTCACATCAACCAATGGATTGGTCTTTCCTAGTCCAGACAAAGAAACGAGACCAGGGACCAAAGTGAATGCCTCCGGCGACGCCCCGTCCCCCCACTTAAAGTCAACACCACCAGCACCTATAAAATCACCAGCCATCGTCTTATGCCTCTGTATGCCATATTGAAACAGTCATGCTACACCGATACGCGCCTACATCTGGCTCGTATACATCCAGGTCACCAACCACAAAAGCCCTTTGCACAGCAATTGCTCCCATAGAACCCTGGAAATTCTGTATGGCGTCCTTTATCGCCTGCCATAGAGTTTTCGCTCCTGAATAACTTGTAGACCATGCGTCTATTTGAATGTCTGCCGATGCGAAATCAGTCTGTCCTTCCTCAAGAGTCATATCCCTATCCACACTATTTCTGGAATACGTGATAGCTGGATAGGTAGGATTCTGCGGCAGAATCATCGGGTATATCCTTGTCCCAGTAATTGCAGACACACCAGTGTCAGCATTCAGAAACGTAACTAGACCTGTCTCAATCATCTGAATACATTGTATGCTACGCTGATGCGCTCGCCGTGAGTCTGCTGGACTTCCACCTCATGGACATCCTTACCGCTAAATATCAGCATGGTTCCGACCTTCGGGAGGTATGACACATCCTTGTCCGGAAATACCGTCCTGGGAGGATCATTAGGGACTTGCAGGTAGATCAACGCTACTTCGTCTGCTTGGTGGTGATTATGGGGCGCTGTATATTGGCCGTATCTTGTTACGTTCGCCCATGCCTCTATTCGCTTGCCAGGGGCGTGCTGATCCACCAGGTCAGTAAACGGCTTCATCTCTCCGTGAGTATGCAACGTCTTCTCTCCGGACCATCCAGTACCTACCCCAAGTCTAGAATCCGGAGTCATGTACTTGAGGAAATGAATCAACTCGATAGCTTGAGGGATATGTGGAATCAGCTTCAAGCTCTCCACAATCTTGATCACCTTGCCGCAGCCTCAACCTTTTCCCTTAATTTATACCTAAAACGATCAACCATAGTCTGAGCATTCGCCTCAAATACAGTCTTAAACCACGGAGTATGAGGCAACGGCTTAGTCTGTACTTTATAATCCCTGACATCGAGAAACTGAACGCCATAGAATGCCTCTGACTTAACGCCTATAAAGGCTGAAATAGTGCCACGCCTTTTGTCTACCCTTGTGATGTGCTTGATGCTTTTTTTCAAGAACCCAGGCGGCAACAACCTGCCTTTACCTCCGGCTATTTTCTTGTATGACCTATGCGGCTCCTTGCCAACAGGCGCGGCCATTTTCATCTGTCTTTTAACAGGCGACACAGCATATGTCATAGCAGACTTGAGCGTCTTAGCAGCTAACTTTTGTTCTAGCTTGCTCAGCTTAATCTCTAATTCCTTTAATCCCTGGACGTATAGTTGTTCAGCCATCACACCACCTGCCGAGCCATGATCTCGAGCATCTTGTATCCTTCGTTGATGCTTAGCACAGACTCTACGTCGTAATACTTGTCACCAGATACCCAGTAAACTCTATCCTTCGGCGCCATACCGGATATAGTTGAATCCCAACGGACGCGAATCCTGATATCTGCTTCGGCAAACTGCTGCTGGGCTGTCTGCCTCTCTGTGCCCCTCAGAGGCGTTATCTCGGCATACCTGGTGCCGATGCTTGACCAGGAGTCTACTTCGGCGCCATATGAGTCCTGTGTGGGCGTATTACGCTGTATCTGGACCTTATGTTTGGCCGTATTAGCGAGCGTCACATGAACCTCTTTGCCGAGTATATCGACAGCAAAGCCTCCACAGCTTTCGACGTCGACATGGCTGTTCCAGCTACTTTCTCCCCCCGAAATTCGTATAGGTCAGTGATTCTCAACAACATCGCTGACTTGATTGGCTGCGGCACATCCGATGCATTGTCCCCATATCCTGCGACATACTTGACGGTTACAGGTTGGGGATGCAGTTCTTTCGTCGTCGGCCATGTCTCGCCAGATACCAGACTGATCGTCCCAGGCTCCGCCTTCGTGTCTACATGATACTTGTCTGAGGACAAAGTCTGTTCGTCTCCGTCCTCATCGATATACTTTACTGACGTGACAGACTGAAGACGCGGCCTTGGCAAAACAATGTGTCCTTGAGTATCCCCTGCATACCGAGGCCATGTTTGATTGCGCACATAAAAACATGGGAACGAATCCAGATACACCTCGAGTGTCTGCGTTATCAGCGCCCGCCAGGTTACCTGTTCAGCCCATTCCCTGGCCGCTACTATCATCGCAGTGATGCCAGTATCCTGATCGGTATCCAACACCCGCAGATGCGCCTTTGCCTCTTCCAGTGTTATTGGCTCTGCCGCTGGTGCAGTGATTACTCTTGTAAACATTACGGCGCCACCTTCGGCCAATCAGGAGTTATACCGTGCTGTGTAAGCGTGTAGTGGCACCACTCGCGGGCCTGAGCTTCTGTCAGTATTCCCGCATAGACGAATTGGTCGTCCTGCTCTCCTGTGCATTGGTCGGTTTCGTCGGCATACCCACTGATCGCGATACCTTGATCCGATGGGATGGTCGCGGCAGAACCCGATGTCGTACTTGCAGTAAATGTCGCTTGAGTTCCTGTATAGACCTTTCCGTCATCCGTACAGACAATAGCTGTCGGCGTATCGGCAACGATGTCAGCGACCCATGCTGATGCGTCTTGAGTCAGTGTCACCTCTGAAGATAGAACCGTTACCGCAGTCTCTACTCCTGCCTCGACATTAGCGATCAAGACCTGCTCTGTCGTCACATCCCACAAATTGGCGTAACACCCAAGAGACAGCCCTGATGTCGAATCAACCGCTGTAGCATAATGCTCGATCCCACGCCCGTCCCCGTTCCACGCATTATTAAACGGGCGATTCAGGACTAAACCGAAGGCGTCGGTACTCACGGCGTTTCCTCAATATCAAAGCCCGGTGCCCTTACCACCTCTCGCGCCTGCCTGACGTTCAGGATATCCACCCCGGTCACGTTCCCGGCAAGGACTTCTTCGATCATTCTCACTGCACAACCATCTCGGGCATTGGGTAGCTTCTTGAGTTGAAGGATCACGCTGGAGTAGTCGGCAGTCGACAGCCTGCTGGACGCTCCCAGACGGTTCCCTGCGACCGTTCTAGACATCACCCAGGCCCATGTCCGGTTCGGTGAGATAGAGCAGGCAGAGGCGATATCTGTCGGCAGGAGAGAATAGTACGAGTGTCCTGCGGTCTGTCCTGACGTGTCGGCCACTCCGAAGGTCAGGTATAAGCTCTCGCCGTAGGGTTCCTTAAACCCGGAGTCGTAATCCGCCCGGTAGTCGTCTGCGGTCATCACGATGGCGGATGGGTTTGAAGTGTTGAAGCACCTGTCGTAAAGATCTCGCCCGAAACCTCCAGAGGACATCAGCCCATGTTTGATCGTCCAGTAGAGACGGTAGTCCTGGCTGTCTTCGTTGATGTCCTCGACGTACTGCCAGATGCCTTTCGCAAGGCAATGCTCAGCATAGGTCGGAATGGGGAGGTCTTCGCCTTCCTCGTCCTGCTCCGGTAACCCGAGTTCATCGAGATACGGCGGGTCGACTGTGCGATCCGCGAGAGATGGTTTGATGCCGATCAAAAACATTACGCGGACCTCGGTATGCTGGTTGTCACTGGGCTACCTTCTACTGTCACTGATGTAGTCTCTCCTTGAGCTGTCCATCCGGCCCCATTGTTTATCACCTCCAGGCAGTTTGAATTCCATTTACTGTGCTGGCTGGGCAAGATGGGGGAGCCGTTGTTGTAGAGTTCGTCCCAATCGTCTTGGTCAAAAGGTGAGTCGAAGACGGCAGTGAAAATGGGTAATGACTTAAGGAATGCTGTCGGCGCAGCCTGCTTATACGCGCCAATCAGAAAGTTATCTGCAACAGAACCTACCGTTGGCGAAATTGTGCCTGCTGCAACAGCATTTATATAAAACTCAGACGCTATCCCATCAATAGTCACACCACACAAATCTACCCCGCCCGACAACACCCCAGTCGATGTGTAGACGATATCTGCAAACAGTTTCAACGTGCCATCATTATGTGGGTAAAATTGATATTGGCTACTACTCCCTGATCTTCTACCTATTAAGGTGCCTGTATCTGCAACTCCTGGAACCCCATACCAAACCAACGTGAAATCATCCGTGTGGTCCCCTACATCGCCGCAGTCCACATAATCATCCACACCATCGAATACATGGTAGTCACTCCGGTCTGTCAGGCACCACTGTTGCACAGGTCCGACAGCACTACTGATTTTTGGAACAGGCGTTCCCCCACCGGAGACGTTCTCCCATGAGGGCAAAGGTTGTTTGTCTAAAATCTTGAACCCGCCAGCGTAAAAGTTTGAAATGTTATTTACGCTGCTAGTTTTGAATTGAATGCCAATTCCTGGTGATCCATCATTACTCTTAAATGGTATATCTACCGTGACAGCCTCATGCTCACTGGTTAATAAAACTTCGTCTTCCCCAAGAACTGACAAATCAACACTCCATTGCCCCTTCGGATCGCCATAGGGATTTGATACGATCAAAATACCACTTCCACTATATGATATCTTCTTGAAGTAAAACTCAGGATCATAAGGTCTATTCGCTGATGCCAACGTAGCAACTTCCCACACATCACTTGAATCAGCAATATTCTCAAACTTTGATAAATAATTTCCAGGCGAAAGCACAGACGCCTCAGTTTGATCTGTTATTACTTCGTTCCCTCCACGTTCAGCCCATCCAGACGTATCCCAAGGATCTATATCTATATCAACGTATCGTGACCTGCTCCCAAGGTCAGGCAGGTAATCCCCCACACTCGGCCCGCCAAGGTGAGGACGGGAGACGAGGTGTCCGGGCAGGATACTGGTGCCGGGACGCTCTGTTACCAGTTTCTCTGGGTTGGCGTAGGCGTATGCTACATCGTCTGCGGTGAAGGGTTCGGACCAGATACAGACTTTTGAATAAGTTGCAGCAAAGTACTGCTCATTACTGAGCCCAATCGTAACAGGGTTAGGGCTTACCGCATCTGTATTTTCAGGTGGCGTCCCACTAATTGTTAAACTTATTGGCTGTCCATCCTTGTATATCTTATACCTGTCTCCAGGTACCACTTCCCTTCCATCGTAAACAAGAATAAAACTATAATATTTCCCTGATTCTAGCGAGATATTTTGTGCGTAGCCTTGATGTGATGAGCCACTAAAAGATATTATCACTGATATTGTGCCACTGGTAGTGGGATACCAATAAAATTTTACTCTATCTGTGTAGCCGGTAAATTGCTGTATTGATATCTGATCGCTCTCTGCATCAGAAATAGAAGCAATCACTTCGATGGTGAATCTGTCCCTATTCGACAGCATACCGACATTACCAGAAGCAACCTCGTTCGCCACCCCGTCAAGCGAGTACCCGTAACCACTCAAGCAGACAGGGTGATTGGCATTATCAGTAAGATCTTTGACTCTTGCGCCGTTAGGCAGAGCTCCAACACTGAGAACCCTCTGATCTGTCCTGAATGCAGCCCCAGACAACCACGAAGGAATGCTCGACCTATTCCGCAACCCAGTCAACGATAGACCAAGGCCAATCCGCATTACCAGATCCCTACGATATCGTCCGCATCAGTTCCGGTGTCGTATACCTTTGTCACGCGCACCGGCAAAAGCCCACTGACAGCAACGAATGTCACCGCACCTGAACCAGCCATATCAACCTTTACGTCGCCCTGTGTCCCGATGTATAGGGCTCGTGGGGTTGTGGCGAGGTCGTTTGTGTCGTGCGGGGATACAGCTACAGCATGTTCCGCTGGAGACTCTAGCCCCGCAGTAAACGCAGAATAATTGTCTGCCATCTGCCAATTCCTCCGGGCCTACGACGGCCCGCTCATAGTTTCCGCGCATTATGAAGACGCAGCCGCACCAATCCCCTCGAGGACAGCAATAACGGCGTTGACCTTTGTCACAAGAGTATTATGGCTTGCCGCCACCTCTCTTACAGCGTCTCGAATTGCCGTAACCTCCGCTTGAGATGGGCTTCCTGAGACAGTATCAATATCAGGCAGGTCACCATCATTAGTGCCGCCTATTACTCCGCTGTTCTCTGTCAATGCAGAAGCATCAGCGATGTTGGATGCCTGCGTGCCGGCGGCCTTGATCTTCCCTCCAGACACCACATCCAAAACACCGGAAGTGCCCACAGTAAGCGTCTGACCGCCCTGTTCCATGTAGACACCAGTTGTGTCGTTCGTCGTTGCGTCGGACATTTGTTGTTCCTCTTAAAAAAGGGGCGGGGATAGCCGCCCCATCACTTCAGTCAGGTTTAAGCAGTGCCTTCGCTCGGGCTACTGTGCTGCTCACCTGACACATTCGACCCGTGAGTCACCGGCAGGCTGCGTGCGCCATACTGGTAATACGTCGCGGTGAGGGTAGCATTCTGCGTGGCACGCAAGACCTTCAGCCGCACATATCGCTCGAGCGGACGATACAGATCGATGTAGAACGTCTCTTCATCGTCATCAGCGGCAATAGTCTGTGACGTACCTTCAAGGTCAGCAGCAGACCCCATTGCAGCAGCAGTATCCTGCTGCATCTTGATTGAAGTCACTGCGCCGGCCACAATCGCGCCCATCTGCACGACAACCAGCACACCCTCGAACCCAGACATATCAAGGATTGCGCCCTCAATATCGGTCGTTCCAGCAGCACCAGCCGTAACAGTAACAGCCTGGCTGATCTTCACATTTTTCGACAAATTCATCTCTTCTGTCCTCTTTATTTGATCAGATTAGCCCAGCTTCACTCGGGCGAAAGCCTCTTCCAGAACCGGCATGCCATCCGTCTCCAACCGGCCAATAAATCCGACCTGGTTGGTGGCAGCGTACAGCTCGACGAGACGCTGGAACTGCAAGGACAGCGCATCGGCAATCCAATAGTACGAAAAGTCCCCAAGAAGACCGACATATTTACCGGAAGTGAACGTGCTCGGCACATACTCGCTGATCTCAACGGGGCGCCCCAGAATACGGTCAGGCTCGCCCTCGCGAACGGATTCGCGCCAGATGTACTGCCCCTCGCCATCTTTCAGCTTGCTGATCTGCTTCATGGCGTCGCGGTGGAATAGCCATGTGGTATTATTCCAGTACTGCTGCTTCTGGCTATACTTCGCCTCAATCAGGCCATCAAACTTGATCGATGTTGACGCGTTCCCAGTCGAAACATCTCGAGACGTTGAAATACCATCAGACGAGGCCGTAAACAGCCCAAGCGGCTGATTAGATCCGGATCCAGTCAGAAACGCCTTCTCATGCGTGATCCCGAACTTGTATGCCAGTCGCATCTGGACGTAATTCTCGATCGGGACAAGCGACTTGCGGATCAGGGTATTACTGACCTTGATGCGCTTTGCTACAGGGTGAGGATGAAGTGCGCGCTTACCGAAACGCAGCGCCGTGTCCTCAGAACCAGTCAACAGTTCAGCCGTCCAGGTCGCATCGTCGACATCGGTGTCTAGGGTTGGCACACCAAGACTTTCTGCCATTGGAACAGTGAATGTAGTCGCGGCACGGCGCACGAACGTCATATTGTCGACGTTCTTGATGATCTGATTAACGAACTGCTCCGGAGGCACCAGATAGCCGCCCTCAACGTCCACGTCAACCTGAAGTGCACGAAGATCGTCTGCGCCTTCCCCGTCTATCCTGGCGGTTTTCAGATAGCGGACGAACGCCTTGTTGGATCTGGCCTCTCTGGTGTCTTCTTCGCCGCCAGTGCGCTTGGCCGGGCTCTCTTCTCTGACGCGCAGAGCACTTTCTGCGGCCTCGCGGTCCAGCTCCTGTTGGCGAGCCTCACGATCAATCTTGCCCTTCAGCTTGTCCTGATCGGCGATCATGCCATCGTACTTGGCCTGTTCCTCATCGGTCAGGTCCCGCTTCTCTGACTCTGCCTTATCAATAATGGCGCGAGCGGCAGCGATCATTTCCCCACGCTGGTCACGCAATTGCTTGAGTTCAATACTCATCTTTGGTTTCCTCTTGGCGTAATAATACCGCCCGTGGGCGGCTAGTTATCGCGTGACCAGCGGTCATCGCAATTCTTCTAACTCGAGACGTAACCGCCTCAAATTATGCTGTGTCGGGTTATACAGGCTGGCTTGCCAGTCCTGTACAGACCTGAGAGCTACATCTGTATCCGGGTATGCTGGATATGTCACCGGGCATACATCGAACAAATTTACATTCGTCAGCGTCCTGATAATCTGTCCGTCCTTAGTTTTCTCCAACCTCTGTCCGCCTCTCCTGACTCTGAACCCGAATGACATCTGTGATACATCACCGCGATCCATCGATACGACTAGATCCCTCGCATACTGAGTGTCAGGTGGATCTATCTCAACCGCCAGACCCTCTTTATCCTCCTTCAATCGCAACGTGCCTGACCTGTTCCGACCGAGAATCAATGAAGGATCATGGTTGAATAGAGCTCGCACGTCCTGGCTTTCCGATAATGCATCAGCAAAAGCCCCAGGGGAAATCTGCTCTCTGAAACCACCAAGATCTTCGCTCAGATGGTTGAATACCGCAGCATGTCCCCGGATAACAGGCGTCTCATCATCCAGCCTTTCAATTTTCACGCTATCAAGCGCAAATGTTCGCCGTTCAATCTTCATTTACTACTTCCTCCTGCCCAGGAGTGGCCATATTGAGCGGCACCAGCGGCTCGTCAAGACCTTCTAATGGGTTCATGTTTTCTTTTGCTCTAACCTCATTCCTAGTCATCCAGCCATCCAGAATCCCAGACTTATATAGATTAGATCTCGCATCAGAGTCCCCTCGTAGAAGCGCATCCACCAGGAATTCCGCAAAATAGGTGTTCTTCTGCGTAATCAGATCACGCTGTATTGCTTGCTCGAATCGCTTAAACCAAGGCCCCATGGAATGAACAACAAACTCCATGCCCTGGTGCTCGATATTGTTGTTCGTAGAGCGATCCAGGTCCGCGATCAAGTGTGGCGGTATGCGGAACATTCTTGCAATATCAGCAATTTGAAATTTTCGCGTCTCAAGATACTGGGCGTCCTCATTCGAAAGTGCGACGGAATGCCACTTCATGCCCTCTTCTAAAACGGCCGTTTTCCCTGAATTCCCAGTCCCGGCATATGCCGCCTGCCACGAATCCTTGAGTCTGCGGGCCGATTCTTCTCCGAGTCTGTGCGGATGTTCCAGAACTCCGCTCAGTCGAGTACCGTTCGAAAACATCCTGGCGCCATGCTCGTTTACTGCCATCGTCATACCGATAGTTTCACGCTGGCATTCAATCGGGTTCATGCCCCGCAACCCATCGAACCCAAGCCCGCGGATGTGCAGCATCTCATCCTGCAAGATCACCCTGGAAGGGCCTTCTTCCGGGACATATTCATAGGCAACACGCTTATCAGGCGCCCAGAACGGACGTACCCGATCAGGATGCAACGGAATCAACTCAGATATGCCCCTTCCTCCCGTGGATATCTGCTCAGAATACGCATTCCCCCTCAAAGCCAGGTGGCCGGCCATCATCTCCCGCCACTCGAAAGACGTCTGCCACCGATTCGGCTGGTCATGAAGCAGCGTATACAGCGGATGCATTGGGGCGCGTTCTTTGCCGTCTGAGGTGCGCCGATAGATCACTAGAGGTAGCATGGCGACTGTCTCTGTAATAACGCGAACGCACGCATACACAGCAGACACCATAAGCGCTCTGTCAGTCGTCACATTCATGCCAGCAGCAGTTGCTGTGCCTCCGCCGAACCATTGAGCCAGAACTGGGTCACGAGGATGAACCGAACCCGTCGCCTCCGCTCTATGCTCAACCATGCCAGCGAGAAACCCCATTACTTAGACACCCGCCACAGTGCAGCAAGGATCAATATCGACCCGGGGACAATAAACCCTGCCGCTGGATGAAGGAAAAAAAGCCCAATTCCGAGCAGCGAAAGTCCCACTAAAGCCACTATATCATTGACATCTGGCTTCATAAGACAACAATTCCCCGTGATTCATAAACACTTTCGCCGTTTTCATTCGCTTTCATATACCCAATGCACATTATCAGAGCGACAATCCCATCTATTTTATTCTGCGGAAACTCTTTCCGAGGGTATATGTTCTCTTTCGCATCAACATGACAAACAACATTGCTCGCCATCCATGCCAGGACAGGATCTCCGTCATGATGGAACTTGCCTGATAACACAAGAGCCTCGAGCTGCTTCATTGGCTCTGACATGTTCTGCACGCTTTGCCGATACTCCACCGCAGAGGCGCCATCCGCCTGTAACCTCTGGATCAGATAGGACGCCTGCCAGGGATCGAACAATATGGCTTCCGGAGATGCTTCCGACATCAGCCGGCGGGCGTCTTCCTCGATATACCCGTAATCTGTGATATTCCCAGGCGTTAATATCAAGCGCCCTTCCCGGGACCACCCTGAATACTGACTATTCCGCCCGTCCTCGGCAGCATCTTCGTTGAGGTAGTGCCGTGCAAAACAGTAATAATGTCCGTCTCTCTCATACAGAGAAACCAATGGGGCAATATCAGTCTTTGTCGCCAAGTCCGCCGCCACACAGCTTCTATCGCCAACAAAGTCCAGCTCGTCAAGTTCAGGGTCAGCACAACGATCCCACGCAGCCATGTCCATCCATGCCACATCTGAGTTGACCCAGACGTTCAGATGCTTGGCGAGGAAATTGTTCTGTGCCGCGGCCATCTCGCGAGCCTTGCGCGCCTTCCTGGCGATATCGTCCGGGCTTACCGAGACGCCCCAGTTAGGGTTCGCCTTAGCCCATATCTTCTGGTCAGATATGCACTTCCCTATATCCTCAAGGTCTTCATCGTCTACCGTATAGATGATCGCGAAATATTCAGGGTCGTCCACAACCCCGGACAAGACCTTTATAGAATAGGCTCTCTGCTCATAACAAATGCCTGCCCGGTTGAACCCTGCTGTCGTTATCAGCCAGAGAAGCGGCTGGTCCCTAGCTCCTGTGGCCGTCTCGATGACGTCGAAGACATCCCGGGTCTTGTGGGCGTGGAGCTCGTCAATAATACCGATATGGACGTTCAGACCATCCAGATTGCCGCCCTGGTCCCTCGAGAGGGCCTTGAACGAGCTTCCTGTCTCGTTTGTATAGATAGAGTGTGCCGACGGGACAACCCCGAACCGCCTCTTGAGGCCGGAGGACTTCGCAGCCATCGCCTTGGCATCAGACCATACTATCCGCGCCTGATCTCGTGTAGTGGCCGCAGAATAGATCTCAGCGCCCATCTCGTCGTCAGCCACAAGGCCATAGAGGCCGACACCGCTTGATACGGTGCTCTTTGCCTGCTTCCTGGGTTCTTCAAGATACGCCGTTTTGAACCGCCGGCGCCCCTGCGCGTCTATCCACCCGAATATCGTCGTGAGCTTGAATATCTGCCAGGGCTCAAGCGTTATCAGCTTCCGTTCTCGTGCCCACCTGCCTTTGATGTGGGGCAGAAGCTCAATAAAACGGCAGATACGGCTGGCTCTGTCCTCATTAAAGGTATACGACCAATCTTCCCGCTCGAGATCATCTATCTGGCGCTGGCAAGCCTGCTGGACATACTTGCAAGCCAGTATCTCGCCAGAAACTACATCAGAAGCGTATTTCTGAGCTATGGCACAGTAGTCGCGCTCTACAGCGGTTGCGCTAATGGCAGTTCTACCTGAGATGTCTCATTATTGAAGCGATCAACCGCTTTATCGTAATAATACTTATCAATCTCGCACCCAACAAAGTCACATCCAAATTGCTTCGCCGCAATAGCACTTGAACCGCTACCCATATGCGTATCGAGAATATTTTCTCCTGGCTTGGAGTACTTCATTAGTAACCACTTATATAGCGCAACTGGTTTTTGGGTTGGATGGATTCTTGCTTCCTTGTTATACATATTTCCTTGCAACATGCCTTGCCATCTAAACCTAAAATTTTTCACTGCTGTTTTAAAACTTGTCCACGCAAGCTCACTATCAGCAGCAAAGTCTGCCCCGTTATCCTTGTCCCATACAATCCAACATGGGGAAGGCTTATTGATTCTATCGATAAAATGATTCGCCCCCCATATGATCTGATTTATGCTCACGCGAAACAGTTCATGAAAGTATTCCACCTCTGGCGGCGACAGGTCTCCACCATAAAATGGCTTGTAGTTTGTTGCAACCGCCAAATTATTGCGTCTATAATTATTCTCGCCACTTTGCCCTATTCCATAAGGCGGATCGACGATGGCAAGATCAAACGCGTTGTCCGGCAAACCGCGCATATACTCCATGCAGTCTATGTGCAACAACTGCACTCTGGGCCTCATAGCTTCGACCACGGATCGTCCTCACCAGGCCTCTTGACTGCCACAATCTTAGACCTCGAGGATGGCGTCATCCCAAAATGGGCCAGAAACCCCTGGAATCGGCCTATCTTGGCAGGGTTAAACTTGGTCCCCAGTTCCCGCATTTCCACGATCAGCTTCGCTAGACCCTCGAGGGCAAGCCTGTCAGAGTCGAATATCACCCCGGGCGGGGCATATTTGAGGACTTCATACCAGGCCGCCTTCTCGGCGTCTGTGAGCTCATCTGGCGGATCTCCTGCCTCACCTTTAGGCATGGGCTCTTTCTTGTTTTCCCGCTCAGGATTCCTTTCGTATGATCCTTTAAGTTTATGAATCGCTGTAGGTTGTGCTAGAGCCATGATAATTTAGACCAATTCTAAGATAAATTCGCAGATGCGGAAGATTCTTTTGGGCGACGGTCGCAGCCTATCAGGCTGTAAAGATCCGATCCCCCCTCCCCTGTTTATCCGCCCATCACACTTCACTATCCTCAATCCTGTTCTCTTCCATGATCTCTTCTGTCTTCTCTGGGTTGCAGTATTGGCATCCATCACCAACAAGTTTCTGACTCATGGTACATCCAATCAGACGGTTCTCTGTTGCTATCAGTTACCACTTGCTGTCTTCCTGAATACATGCGCTGATCCACCCCTGCGATAAGGAAGAATCAACAACACTGCCTCCACGTGTTCAATTGATACGTCATGCTCTTCGCTTATCTCGTCAGGACTATATCCATTTTCACTAAGTGTTAGAAAAGCATCCCATAACCGATGTCGCTTATCTCTATGTCCGCATAACGCACATGGGCCGCATGGAGCATAATATTTATCAAGATAGGAAATTGCTTCTTTGCTCCACATCATTCTCCACTCGCTGTCTTCCTGTTATGACACGAAACACACAACGAGCACCAGTTATTCCCACTATCCCAGAACTTTATCGGGTCTCCCCGATGCGGCACGATATGATCCACCACAGTAGCTGCCTTCACCACGCCACGCTTCTCACAGGCTACACACAGTGGGTGCTCTGCCAGCCATGCTGCCCTGGCCTTCTTCCATTGTGTGTTATACCCACGCTGCGCGCTGTTCCCTCTCTTTGCGTCGTGGCGCTTGCGCCTGTCCGCGGCGCCTGAGTATGGTTGTCTGAATACTGGTGGTGCTGTCGGCATCTCACTTGATCTTGCCAACTGCCTTGGCCACCTTCCTCAGTCCTTCGGCAATATTCAGAGTCCCATCAGCCAACAGCCTGGAGTCGCCGGCCCGGTCCACATTCACCCCATAGCTGTCAGCCACCTTCAGAGCCAACAGTCTCAAATCCTCGAGATCAGACGCGTCTAGATCGCCCAGCTCTGAAGGGATCTTGTCAATACCTTCGATTGCATCTGCGATTGTGCCCCACATTCCTAGAAGCCTGAATATCTGCACTTGGCCTATTGGGCCGCCTCCGACGAACCCAGAAGCCACAATAGCAAGCTCTGCCAGGGCCTTGAAAAGCTCTCTAGTCTCTTTCAGATTGCTCATTTTCTCTCTCCTACAGAAACAGCATGACTATCAACAAGCCTACTGCTGCCCCGATTCCAATATCGATCGTGATGGCCACCAAACCTCCCGTCCCCCAAGTAGTAGGTCTACTCTCTCTTCCTGCCTTATTAGACGCTCTCTGACGTCCTCTATCGATTGCCACTGGTTCTCCACTCTTTTTTCGAGCTGGTGGCAATCGTGTGACAATACTTCCGCTTCTTTCTGGGTGAATGGCTTTAGCTGCGCTGCCGTCGTAACTATTATCGCTGTAATTACCCCCGCCACCGACGCTCCGAGCACCGTAATCGCAATTTGTCCGGGGCTCTGCATACATTTCAGTCTTTTCGCTAAGGGCTTTGTCTGACTCTTTCTGCTTCTATCGCTATGCAGGAGGCCATTTGCGAGGCATGCTGCTCGTCTCGAGCGGCCTCATTGTCAAACACGAGATACATCACCGTAAGAAGGATTACACTAATGCCTATCCACTGGCCAGTCTTCCCGACAGCGCTGGGAATAGTCATATTGGGCTCATCAGACATCAGGCCACATGCTCCACTCCCTGGTAGTCCCAATACACTACTGGCTTGCTGTAGTCGATGTCGATATGAACGAAGTTCGGGCCGATGCCTGTCCGACCAAACCCAGCAGCAAAAACTCCTCTCAGGATATAGGCGAGTTCCCGAGGCCGTCTGTATCTGATATCTGCTGCGAGGCCCTTAGTATGCGCTGATCCCCTTACACCTCTCACTTCCTTGTTGTGGGAATCGGTCCGAAAGCCGCTTGTGATGACGAACGGCACGCCAGCAATCTCCCGGGCCTCATCTATCATGTGCAGGAATAGCATGTTCATCCTGGAACCAGACCCAGGCTCGTCCGGCGAGTCAAACTCACTGATATTGAAATGTTTTAGGTTCAATGCGAGCGCTTACGCATGGCTTTCTCCCACCACTTCACGGTATTTATATGTTTCACTTCTACCCCTTCTTCCTCAACTATCCACGCCGATTGACAATTCTCGCATCCTATCCTCATTTAGCATATTTCTGGTTCCCCGTCAAATCAATAAGTGTCGTCAACACTTTCGCAAACCAGCCAAGCGTAATAAACGACCTGAACACACAGCATGGCCGGAAACCATTCACCAATAATCAGGCATCCTATCCCTATAGCGGCATGAAGATAAACCGTGAACCACAACATCAATTTATCCATCTTGCTTAAACCGATATGTCATCCATTCCTTTGCATTCTTCAGGCGCGACAGATAATCCGCCTTTCTCATTTTGAGCATCTTCGCCTTATCTCCTTTATTCATCCCGGTTGTCAGATATTCAGAACATATGACCTTAACCATTAACGGGGCGGACTTATTCAGCTCGCATAGATACGCCTCTACCTTCTCTGACAACTGGGACGGATCAGGCGTCCTGCCTCTTACTTTGTCCAATATCCCCAATATACAGACCGTCTCTAGATTAGGATATCCTCCGCGGTAGTCGCGCGCCCACTCCCTGAGCACATCATCTATCCAGTCATCTGTCATCGTCTTTTCGGTCTATGTTTAAATAAAGCGCACCCAGTGGCTGTGCAATCATTCACCATTTGTCTCCATCCTGGCTCTCTACCCATACACTAGTAGCACATAGCAACGATTGCTCTCTTTAGTGAAGAAGGATACGCGTCCGCTTTCTCATCTGGTGACATATTTGCGGATAGTCCTTCAGCAAGTCTCTTTTCACGCTTCTCTTTCGCAACTCTATGAGCCTTCTCAAGCGCCGCACTCATATCTTTACTCATAAAACCTCCAACCATAGTTTCTCAAAGCGGACCTCCTAACATCACCCACGCTAGCGCCGCTTGGAGCGGGACTTGCCCATTACCGAGCGCCTTAATTCTGTCCACGCGAGAGGCCACGCCATTAGCCACTCGACCCACGTCGGATTCAGTTGCCCACCATTCGCCTTTACCCCTACCGCTGTCGCTAATCCGTCCCCGCTTGACTTGCTCGCTCCTACGCGATTGTAATTGCCATGTATTGTTGGTGTCGGCCAGGTCCCTCTCGCCTTGGCTGCGTTTCTGCTGTTGCTTCCACCATTCAATCCGCTGGTGGTCGGTGTCGGGAACATCTTCACCTGCGCCGACAGTTTCGGCTCTCCGCGACTGTTGTACTTTCCGACTTTTCTCTCCACCGCATCGTCTGCGACTGGAGTCTGCCACATTGCCGCCACATAGTCTGGTAAATCGTTGCTGCGCTTTGGATTCCAATATCGTTTCGATTGTGCTCCCCGATGATCGCCGTCTCGAGCTTGTGGTGTCGGCACGCCTTGCAAGCAACCACCATCGTTTCCGCCTGTGCGGAGCGCCCACGTCGACAGCTCCCAGCACGCCGTGAGATCCCATGTAGCCCAGCCCGGCCAGTTCCCCGACGATGTGGGCCACCCGCTCACCTCCGTTCCAGGAAACAAGCCCAGGGACGTTTTCGAGAAAGACCCATTTTGGTTGTATCGTCCGAATGGTATCGAGCGTGATTGGCCACATGTCGCGCTCATCTTCCGAGCCCTTTCGACTTCCGGCAAGGCTAAAAGGCTGACAAGGGAATCCTGCATGGATGCAATCCACTCGTCCCGCCCAATCGGATGCAGGGAACAGCCTGGCGTCTCCTTCGAACACGTGCAATCCAGGAAACCATCCATCTTCTGCTTTCTCTCTGAGAACTTCACAACAGTAATGATCCCACTCTATGGCTACCATAGGCTGGTGACCAAGTATCAGATCCGCAAGCATGCCGCCTCCAGCTCCGGCAAACATGTGCATGGTTTTCATTCATCTAGTCATCGTCTCGAGGATTCAATTTATTCATGGCGATACTCCAGAATACTGCAAACGCCATAGCCCCACTGATCCACACCATGAGCCAAAATACTAAGTGCTCGAGCCATTCAATCATGCCTTTTCCTCTACTATTCCATATTCACTATAATCATGCTTGCAACGATACCGGGTATTATCTTGCCTATTAAGGTATTTTACCGATTTACTGCAATGTGGTTCAGCGCTGTCTATCGATAGATACCGTTTGTCATGTGGCACAAACTCATGCTTTTGTTCGTTCTTGTTTGCCCAGAGTAAAATGTTTGAATTTGCCATATTTCCTCCAACCATAGTTTCATCTAGACCTTTGCTGGACCCCTATGGGACCAAGCGGCTTCATTACCGCCCTGTCTCTACAGGCTGTTAATATTAAGCCTTAGAGAAAATTGGTCATCAGCAAAGATACTGTCCAAATCGGATGTCATTCCTTAACACGCCGACACGTCCCCTGGTCCAGCTACACTGGTTTTTCCTGGCGCCGGTCTCAAGCGCCTCTGGGCTGATGTACTGATAGGCCGGCGCGTTATCGTAGCCGTGGGGATACCCGTCACGGGGAATAAAGGCTTGACGCGGTTCGAGAGATTCGGTATGGTAGGATTCTCTCGGGAAGCGGCGGCAAACCATCATTCCCGAACAAAAGGCTCATCCATCGCGGGTGGGCCTTTTGTCTGTGCGGAGCACTATACGTCATTTGGGAGGCTGGCGTCAACTGGCTCCTGGTCCTCCTTCTCTGGTGACCACCGACCGTCTATCTTCAGCAATGCGTGTGCCCACGGAAGACACCACTTGACCATGCTCCCTGTGGCAGTCGTAATTTTCCTTGAGAATTTCACTATGATCCTGCCATCTGGTATATCATCTCCTGGAACAGGCCGAATGACCTCGCCAGACTTGCCCACGTCTGCTGGATTGCCTGTTTTTACCAGAATAACATGATCACCGGGACCCAGTAGCTTGCCGTTGATGTCTCTTGCCTCAGCGCTCATCTCGTCTTCTCCTATAGCCACTTTCAGACAGAACATCACCAGGGTAAACAACTTCCCAATCCTGGATGATATCGCTATTCCTAATTGAGGAAGGCGTTACTCCATGAGGAGCTGGGACAATGCACAAATAGTCGTCATTAATACAATAGGCAGCTCCTGATCCACGCCATGTTACAGGTCGAAACCACTTCCCATTTGCAGCGATTAGAGCTTCATTCAGGGTCATTTATCTGGCCCAGTATGCCGCGGGCAGGTAGTCCAACACACGATCAGCGCGATGATAGCTATTGCTAGGTACTTCATGTCAACGCAGTCCTATGATATGCATTAGCAGCCTCCATAAAGCTATCGCCATCATAAATATTTTGGTCTCCAAGAGTTACTTTATATCCTCCCGATAAACGGACCATGAATCTAAGTCTATCAAGATATACACCATTGCCCTTTCTTGACACGCTCTCAGAAGCATATTCGATAAATTTTTCAGAGGCCCACATATCAAATTGCTTCTTTTTTATTATATTAATCGTCATTATCAAAATACTCCAGGTCGTCAAGAATAGCATCAAGGACGGATGCAATTCGCGAACTAGTGATCTCAGATAATTCACCAAGCACCATCCGCTTTAGCTCGAGATCACTGATCTGCGGGCGCTCGCTTTCACGGAGCTTCTGAAGCTCTGGCTTGATATCTTCCCAGTCTGGAAGTTCGGACTCTTCATCAGGCTCCGTAAATGGCACATATTTGAACGATTCCTCGATAACCTGTGCGCCTGTTGCGTCTGTTGCGTCTGCAAGTTGTGGCAATTCATTGGGGTGCTTATATGCACCCGCAGACCCTGTGTCGTTATACTGGTCTTTCAGCGTCCAGCTAAACGGAGGCAACTCGCCATAATTGGTCGCCTCAACCTCGCCCCGCTCCTTCAACTTGCTTACAGCCTTTGATACCTTGTTGGTGGGCTCGTCCAGATGCTCTGCTATCTCCTTCACGGTAGCCACGCTCAAATATCCCAGGGCATCACGTGCTTTCTGTAACATGCTTTTTTCAGTTTCCATTATTCCTTCTCCAACAAACAAACTTTAGGCCAATAAAGTCTTGACTTACGATTGCCTGGTTGCGTTACCAGGACAATATAACTTTCATGGTCCCTGCCTAATCCACCGCCATAAGCACTGGTTGCGTTATATTTAATAATAAGCTCGTCTTCATTAGGCATTAATCCAGTCCATATAACTTCCACGATAATGCCTCGTTTCGTCTTTTCATATCCTCCTGATTTGCTCGTCCATTTGACATGGTCACCTGCCTTAAATTTTCCCATTTCTTTCTGCCTCTATTTCTAACATTTGCTTAACGGCATTTTCTATTCCGATTCCTGAGTGACTCGTAATACTCAACAACACCAGGAGTAGTAATAAGAGATTGCAACATATCAAACATTTCTACAGATATTTCTACCCCTATAGACTGCCAGCCATTTCTACTAAAGAACCATGTTCCAGCAGCAAATAATCCGCGATCTTCAGGCGCGCCAACACCAACTGAAATATACTGCTTGCCATTTCGTTTAGTAATCATGTTTTGGCTTCCTCACAGGCATAGACACGTGGCGTTCTGGTATTGAGACCTCATAATCAACCATATATTTGTTATTTTCCGCGCGGTGCGAACCAATGCGTTCACCAATGATTCGAATCTTTTTCGCCAATTGCCTTGCTTCCACAATATTCTCCGCCTTTATGACCGCATGTCCTTTTATCTCAACTTCATACGTTGGCATCATGGCTTCCTAACAGTGTGAGTGCATGGCATATCTTTCGCTGTGACTGTTATGGCTACCCCAGGATTATCAGAATATCGCTTGCATATCCTCAAATCAGTTATCCTAGCGTCGTCTGTAATAACAATTCCGCTGATCGCATCTAGAGCGGCTTTTGCGATATTGTCTATATCTGGTTTCCCAGTGTGGCTTATAAACACTCCATGAGGCGTCACGAGTCTCTTTTTCCACTTCGGCCATGTATCAGGGTAAGGCATGTATGCCACGATTGTTACGTCCACTGGACAGTCAATCGGCTCCCTGCTTTTCATTTTTGCTTTGGCAACAACCTTTGCGGCCTCCTCCCACTGCCTAGTTTTGATTGGAGTGTATGCGCGCCCTCTAGTAAAACGCGGGCGCCCCTTCCCTACAGGATCTCCATCTATCCTTAGAGTAATGGCAGTCATCTTCAAAGATATCCTTTGCCGTCACAATCAGGACAGACTGACTCTGGATTAGATCTTGATATGCCTCCTATCCGCTCATCAATAACACCAGTACCTTCACATGTTTCGCATTCCGTATAATCTTCAAAAATTTGGCAGTTTATCCCACCGCAATCATTACACTCTGTGTGAGTAAGATCAGTTAAGGGACCGCGCCACGTTACTAGTCCACCACATATTGAACATTTCATACTAATCCGATCCAAATATCTTGCACATTTCCTCAAACAGTTCCAGAATCTTCCGCTCCCTGTCAATAGGCTCAATTGTGGCTATCCTTATCCGCAAATTCCTGGCCATCGAGGCGAGCGTATTCAATTCCCTCTGTGCATGACTCATAGCGTCGTGGGCCGCGCGATAGTCTTCATTGCTCATTACCATCCCCCTCCTCATAATATACACATGGTTTTTTCAATTCTTCTTTTCTGTTAATAAAACCTCCCTTCGGTTGTGGGGTCGAAGAAACAGGCGTCCAATACATCGAGGCAGGCAATTCCGTAATCACATATTCATACCTGCATACTCCGTCGCCGCCTGGGTGGAGCCTGCCATTCTTTGTTCGATTCCATTCAGCATATATACACCCGTTACAGTTCATATCTTCACCTCTCTGTTTATCCTTATGACAATAACAGTCATTCGCTATATGATTCTTCAGAACAACCGCCGAGGATTTACGCTTTCCGAACTAGTATTCCCATTCCTTTCTTTCTGCCTTACATCCTTGTGATTCAAGCCAAGGAATCAATTTATCCTTGAAGCATTTTGGGCATATATCGACTTTGTAATCTGTCCCCCATCCTTCTTCAGGATAAGTTTCTCCTTCTTTTTGCCTTACTGTTACCTCTACAACAGTTTCATTTACCTCATAAATAGAGCTATCCCACAACCCTTTTTTTGCTTCTGCTCCACACAAATCACATGTGGTTTTAGTCAAAACCTTTTGTTTCTTTGCTGGCACTTGGACTTCTTCATAATATCTCATATTGATTTCTCCTTCTTAATACGTTTCACCGCAACCACCTTCTCCTTGCAATACTTTCGTTGCTCTTCCGACGAGATGCCGCGGTACTTGATGGTTTCCTCGCATACCAGGCGGTACATATCTATCGGCTCTCCGCGCCACCTGCATCCATACTCCGTGGCCTCTACAACAAACTGACGCTCCTTTGTCGTGAGCGTGAGAAACACTCTCAGAGCGGCCAAGAGACGCTCGTGGTAGGGTAGTATCCATCTGTGGCCCTGAGACCCAGCCAGCGGCGCCCTGCGCGGCCTCTCGTGTGAATACGGATCGCCCATCAAGCGGATAAACCACTGTGCTGCCTCTCTAGGCACCAACGGCATGGGCTCCGGCATCCTCCTTCCTCCTTCTCCATATGCCGAGAGATGCTCTGTGATCGTGTCTAGGACATCGGCTGGGCGCTGCTCCGCAGGCTTAGCCTTTGGGCGCTGGTCGTAGTCAGGCACCATACAACCAAGATTCCCAGCGCTCCTCTAGACAGTCAAGTTCTTCCATCCATCTTTCTGGATTTACACCATCATGGATGTCCTGGATATCAACCAATAACTCATCAATACCCTTGCCTATCTCCTTTCCAAAGAGATCCACTGCGCCTAATTTACGTAACAATACCTCTACCCCTATCCCCTCGTACTCCGGGTTATATAGTTCGTCTGGTATTAATGCACCGATCGGGCATTTCAATCTATCCGGGGTTCGATACATACCGACATATTCATCGCTAATTGCTGGGCGTGGCATGCCGCGCATATGCTCCCGCACGAGACGGAACACGTCCTCGGCCTGGAGATACTCAGTCATGATATTTCCCCTCCTTTATTTCGAGGTACTTGACCAATATGTCAGTCAGCATGTCAACTGCTTCCTCCGGGCCTTTCTGCTTCTGCTTTGCTGGGACTCTTTCGTAGTCAGCCATTCTCATTGTCTCCTATTGGGCCATCTATAATCGCCCACCATTCTGCATCTTCGTAGTAATCCCAAGCCGTTAATTCTCCTTGAATGATTCTATACACATCTTCTTTAGGCGAATAGATGAGAATCCTTTCCTTATCGCTTGGTTTTTGTTGCGCATCCCTATGCACCCAGCATAGGTGTTTAACCACCAAATAATTATCAACCATGATACTTGCCTTCTTTTATCTCAAGATACTTAGTTGGGTGAATGAGATAGTCCAGGCTTCCGCGGAACTGTTTGTATCCGTTGCTTGGAGGAACCTTCGACATCAGGAACTTTGACTCCTGCACATGCAGGAAATAGTTCCTCCAGTTCTCCAATGATGGCAGGCCCTTCTTCCAGAGCGCCCTGATACGCGCCTGGCGCTGCTTGTTTATCTCCTTGGCACACATCATGGGCGGCACCATCATATCGTTGTAGAGCCTCTGTATGGCATCATACGGGACAACAACATCGTTCCGCTTAGGCTTCTCGTCTCCCCATATCACTTGGCCGCCAAGGGCTGCCACGGCACGCTCGAGGTGGTGCTTAACCCTATTCATCTGCCTGTTCGGCATCCCCAAAAAGGCCCACCGCTTTCTCTATACACCGGCGATATACCCATGCAATACTGCTCTCATAATCATATTCTTCTCCAATCTCTACCAAAGCACCGACATACTGGCCGCATTCGTCACATTTCTGTTCTCTTGCCCAAGACGTGTTACCGATAATATCTGCCACGTCTTTGGCGGTCGCGGTTTCCTTGTCCAATGCTGCCAGTTTTTCCCATATTTCTTTTCTGTACGGGTGGGAGTGTACTTTTAGGTGCTGTTCCCACCATTTATCGGCAACTTCTCGTATTTGGCCTTGCGGTCTTTCATGATTTTATTGGCAAACAACACGACGCCACCCACTAACAGGATCGCTAGCGCCAGGGCAAAGCTACCCCAGAAAGGCGCAGTCACCCACCACCACGACCAATCGATATAGCCGGTAAGTTTGAGGGTCACGAACACCACGCCGAGAAGGCCGATCACGCTGATACCGCTACTGCTTGAACTAGAACTGTTACTCATCGTATTTATCCTCGTTGAAAATTCCTAACAAGCGCATAAACTCGGACGCTAAAACCGGCGCTTCGCTTGGTTTTGCGTCGGTTATGCTTGTCGTTATGCCGCAACAACCCGAGCATGCACAAACGGGCGGAATGCTCTCGCTGCCGCGAGCGCAGCGTCGGCGGCTTCCCGCATGCCAAATCGCTGCGCGTTGCACGGGTCGCATACCCTCCCGGGGTCGCTCTGCTCTACATCGCAGGCCCAGACGCCAGGCTCTAGCTCTACAATATATTCCGCGTCTCGCGCGTCTCTTCTGGCGTCCGCCGTCGTGTACCACGGCATAACAAAGCCCTCCAACCGACCCACGCCGTCGGCGCTTATCTCTGGCTTAAAGTCCTCAGCCGGCGCGGGCGGCTGAGGGCAACGTTATGCACAAGACGCCGAAACAGGCTCTGTCGCAGGAAACAGTCTCCTGTCAATTTCGTTTCTGTCCACCGTGAGGGCAACAATCTCAACGGCGTCAAAATCTCCAGTATCGATGTTGCTCTGGCGCGCATCGTGCAAGTAGCCGGGATTGTCGCTGTACTCAGGTCCGCTCATACATGCCAGCGCCTCCGGCGCGTACTGACCAGGGTAGGCGCATTTGCGTTGAGCCATCAGAATGTAAATGTTCATTGTTCACCTCTCAATATAGTAAGTCCCTGTTAAAACAGCCGGCCACCCATCGGGCGACCGGCAATCCCAGTTGCTGGGGAGGAGTCCTCATTCCTGCTGAGCCGTCAGGAAATCGTGTAACTTCTGGATCTTCGTCACGCCAGGATCCCTAATCCTTCCTTGCGTGACCGCGTTGAGCCAATCACGCTCTACGCCAGCACCCTTCGCGATCTGCTCCCTTGTCAGGGCGCTGCGCAGGACTAATTTTCGCACTTCGGTTAGTAAGTTCATCTTCGTCACGATTCCATTGTAGTAGTATTCTCCCCCTTGTCAAGTAATATCTTCCTACTACGATAATGCTTGACATGGCTGTGCTGTGGTACTATTATACTACTACAGAGAAGGAAAACAGACGAGGCCAGACATGAAGACCACCTTAACAAACAACGAAATGGTTAAATTTTTTTACGAGACCGACGGAGGAGATTCCGGATACATAAACGCTAAAAATATCGATACCGCCAGGGAAATCTTTTTCGGCGAACATCCGGATATAGATCCGCAGTGCGCCGGCCTGTGGTCTCCAGATGACAGTGAATATCCAGATGATATTGGAGACAGACCATGACACGCCTACTAACAGCACTTATCGCCGCATCCATCCTGCTGGGATGCGCCACCCAGAACGTCGCCGACCTGCGGGCCCGCACAGACAACCAAGCATCATGGACAGTCTCCGCCCCTGTGCGGGATGTCTATCGTACATATAAGGAACACATCAGGGCTGGGCTCCCACAAGGGTTCCTCTGGAGCGGGCGCCCAGTGGTCTCTGGAGACTTCTACGGAGATTCTGGCGAGTTCACCGTACGTCTCCAAGGAAACGCTATCGGATCCCCTGTATACCTATACACCACAATGGTTGAGGCCCCCGGCGGGACAGACGTCACTGTCTCATGGTCCAGAGGATGGAAATCGACAGCTATGGAGCTGCGCGGGCTTGATATTGCTGGAGGTTAACGACAATGAAAGATTTTACTTTGATTGAGCTGCTGATTGTTATTTGGATTATTGGTATTTTAGCATGGGTATTTTTACAGTTTGGAAATAAAGAAAAAGAGAGGGTTGAGTTTATGGAGTACTGCCAATCGAAAGGGTCAACCGCTGAAGACTGTAAGTGGGAGTGGAAGCGATTAAAGAACGGGGAAAAGGCAGATACCATGTTTATCATACCGCTGCCTATGCGTTTCTAATACGCATTGTTAGGCAAGAGGATTTCTGGAGGATCACATGAACAAAATGCGAGACGCTCTCTGGTTCGCATCGATCATGCGGGACGGGTGCTGCGGATGCCTGCGGCAGGCTCGGCGTAGCACACGCCGGTTTTTCAAACTTCTACGGAGTTAAAGATTGTGAATAACCTACAAAAGCTATTACGATTGGCCGACCTCATTGAAGATAGAGACGATCTTGATCAAGATAGTTCTTCCCCTTCTTTCTCACCCGCCCTGGCATTTTCTGGCCGCCATTGCGTGGTCCGCACTTTTTCAGCTGGGGTCCATTTAGGGGTTGTTGAGTCTGTTGATGGCAGGGCTGTTCTTTTGCGTGACTCTCGGCGTCTATGGAAATGGGGCGGGGCTTTCACTTTGTCTGAAGTAGCCTTACATGGTATTGATCCGGATAAAAGCCGCATATCTGTCGAGTCACCAGTGATCATGCTGACGGAAGCAATCGAACTAATACCAACATCGGAAAAGGCTCGCGAGACGTTTGATGCTTGCCATGAGTAATCGACTAGACAGCACTAACTGCGATGGCGACGGCTCCGGCTACGGCTCCGGCTACGGCGGCGGCGACGGCTCCGGCTACGGCTCCGGCTACGGCGGCGGCGACGGCTCCGGCTACGGCTCCGGCTACGGCTCCGGCTACGGCTCCGGCTCCGGCTACGGCTCCGGCGACGGCTTCGGCTCCGGCTTCGGCTCCGGCTTCGGCTCCGGCGGCTCCGGCTACGGCTACGGCTCTGGCTACGGCTCCGGCTTCGGCTCCGGCGACGGCTACGGCTTCGGCGACGGCTACGGCAACGGCTAGATTTGTGACATGGGACGAGATGCTCGACTCAGCCTTGGCTTTACAGGCTGCTATCGAGAGACAGATCCAAGAGATTCAGGAACCGCGGGAAGGTGTCCGTCACACGACAGACCAGGCCGTTGCGCAGCTCATCGCTATACGGCGCTGGGAAATGCTTAATAAAGCAGTGTCTGGCGTAATTAGACAACTGGAGGATATTTGTGATGAATGATCGTGATCTGATGATTGCAGCAGCGGACGTACTTGAGGAACAGGCTGACGCCTTCCAGAATATTTCCGGGATCAATGTAAGCTGGTATCAGAAGCCGCTCTCTAGACTGGGATCTCAATACAGTGAGACGGATATAGCAGGCTTAGTGACTACATACCGCAGCATGCGGCAGACTGTCGCCATCCTCAAAGCAAGAGCCTGTCAAATAGCCGCGCTAAGGAGGTAACACATGAACGACTATGACGCAGATCTTATGAGCCGCGCCGCCGACATTATTAACTTGGTCGCGGAGGAGTCAAAGGCTTCCCAAGTCGTCAATGGAGAATGGAAGGTTACTCACGATTATCAATCTGCCATCGCCAATTACATCGAACTAAAAGCTCTGGCAAAAGCATTGAGAAGGAGGGCTAAAGGTGACTCCACAGGAATATAGCGACCTCGCTACAGAGGAATTTGAGAAGGCCCATCCAAACGAGGCCAAGGGCACAGCCAATTACTTCTCTTGGAAGGCCGCATGGCTTGCGGCAACTTGCGCAGAGAAGGACGCGCAAATCGCTATTCTAGCAGATCTTATGATCCGCGCTGCCGACATTATTAACATGACCGCAGAGGAGCTAAAGGCTTTCCATGTCGTCCGTGGTCAATGGAAGCTTACGCACGATGAGAAATCTATCATCGGAAGCTATTCCCAGTACATCCGGTTATATAGGCACCGCTATAAGCTAAAAGCTCTGGCAAAAGCATTGAGAAGGAGATCTATCGCCATTCTAAATGGAGAAATCGCCCGCCTCCGAAATGACATCGACGACTTGAGAGACGCTTGAAATCATGAATGACAAAGAACGCCAGCTCGCACCACCAACCGACATCGACATCCAGGCTGTCATTGCTTCCGCTGTCCAGAGCGGCAACCTGGAGGTGGTAAACCGCCTCATGGAGGTTAGAACACAGCTCCGGGATGAATGGACGCGCGGGCAGTACTACGCCGCGATGAACGCGCTACAGGCGGAAATGCCAGTCATCCAAAAGGACACCGAGGTTTTGAACAAGGATAAGAGGTCGGTTCGCTACCGATACGCCAAGCTGGACTCAATTATCCGTCAGGTCGGTCCTCTAATCACGAAACACGGGTTTTCATGGCAGACGAGATCCATACCACAAGACGGCGTTCTCGTCTCTGAATGCATCGTTACCCATCATGCCGGGCACTCCGAGACCGCGCGCTTCACAACCATCATTGATGAGAGAGCCTATATGACTGACTCGCAGAAGGGTGGGTCCGCATCGACATTCGGAAACCGATACGCCTTTTGCGCCATCTTTGGCATTGTCACTGGGGACCAGGACGACGATGCCCAGTCCTTTGACCGCGGCTGCGACAATCTTCTCACGATGATGGAGGTCGTTCGGGATAGCTGGCCATCAATTGCGGCGATCAAGGAGGGAATCGAGACAGGGAACCTACATATCGCTGTGGAGGCATGGGCCGAACTCACAAACGATGAAAAGAAAGACCTTTGGGTCGCTCCAACCAAGGGGGGAATATTCACGACCGCCGAGCGCGCCGCCATGCATTCTGATGAATGGCATGCTATCAATCAGGAAACGGAGAGTGATAGTGACGAACAGGCACAGGCTTGACCTGGAAAGAATCATCACATGGGCTGACCAGTTGTCATATGCGTCAGGGCCTATACTAGCTAATGATGATTGTATTCAAATGCGCGACGAGGCGCTTTCCAGCATGCATCGAATCGGTCGCGCTTTACACGCTCAGGCTGCTGCGGCAGCTGAGTCTATCGACAAAGAGAGGTGATCTATGGAACCGCATGACGATACACCACGAATGCCATACGAGCACCATAATGTAATGGACGAAGACGACTACCTGATCAAGGTCGACCACCCTGAAGAGTCTTTCTATGATCATTGGATATGGTTGATGCGTCATGACTCTCACTGAGTACAAGGAAATCATCCGAGACTCTGGGTGCATCATCTGTAGCGGTCCCGCTGAGTTACATCACCCGCGGGCGTTCGCTGGAATGGGACAGAAGTCGCCAGAGGGGCTATTGATCCCTCTTTGCCATAATCATCACAATGGAGGCATCCCAGGTGTCTCCTTCCATGCCGACAAGACGTTATTCGAGAGAAACTATGGAACCGAGCCGTTTCTTCTGCACAAAACCTGGATCCGCTTCATAGCGGAGCTATAGTGGCTGAGTTCTACATGCAAAAGGGTTTAGGCGGGCACTTCGACTGCATTAGCGAAGAAGGCGTCGAATACGCAAACCGGATCAAGGTAGGCACTGTCGTCCTGGTCAATGTGCGCGTCCCGCAAAACGCCAGGTTTCACCGAAAACTAATGGCACTGTTGAGGTTTGCATATGACGCTTGGGAGCCAATTGCAGAGGGCGCCGGATGGCAGAAGTCCTTCAAAAGGTTCCGGGATGATTTGATCATTTTGGCCGGATATTACCAAGATGTGGTTGACCTGGAAGGGGACATCAGGATGGAGGCGCAGTCCCTTGCTTACGATGAATGCTCAGCAGAACTGAAGGAACAGATTTACTCAGACGTGCTGGACGTTATTTCATCGCATGTGTTTTCTGGGAAATATTCTCCAGAGAAGCTGGATGAGCTGACAGAGCGATGGGTAGGGTTTCTTTAGCCACCGCCGGCCCAGTGGCTTGTAACGCCGGCAGCGAATGACAGGGTCATGCGACTCATGAGAACTCCGCCCTGGGCGTTCGCCGTTTGCCCACACGAGACGTGGGCCCCTTTACCGAGGACAATATATTGCCATGTCCAGGATACCGTTAAATAAGATCAACGATGTCGCATCCAAATATCTGCACATTGGGAAAAACCGGTGCAAAGTTAAGTTCAGCACAGAGGCTGATGTTGTAAGGATACGCGGGATGGTTGGCGCTATCGCTCATTACTGCGATAAGCATAACCTATCAAACATCGCGGAGTTTTTCGAAAGCTCGAGCGACCACCTAAAAGAGTGTGGCCGCCAAATTGTTCACCGTTACATACATAGATGTCTCGAGGACCCTGGAGAAGTTAAACATGTGGAGAATGTCTGCAAGGCCCTTAACATATCTCCCAACGCATTCCTAACGCGCATGCAGAAGGCTCGACAGCCTAATTCTCGCATCGCGATGAAAGCGGTTGATGAACCACCACCGTCTCCGCATGAGTTCCACGAAATGCTCAAGATGATGGCGGTGCGTGACTCAGTGCCAATTGTATGGGATCCGGAGGTATAAACAAATGGAATATGAATCAAGATGGGAACTTGGTCAGATTGAAAGGCTTATAAACCCAACATTCAAGAGAATATTGGATGATGTTATAGATGAATGTATTGAATACTCTATTGAAATAGACGGCAGTATATGGATATCAGAAAAAGGCGAACTAGGTTCCCCAGAAGAACCAGTTATAACATTTATAGGCCCGCCTAAACCAGATAGCAAAAGAACTATATCGAAGGCTGGCACAATATTAAACGATTGCTATATACTTGAGGTTCCTTTGAGAAAGGCCATACTAGACGCGGTAGACGAATCAAATTATGATGGGCTAGTCGAATTTACTGCATACATGGAAACCGTCATCAATGAATTGAGAGCCAAAAGGGATTCTTCTAAGCCGCAATCTTAAACAGTTAAAACATCAACAATCGAAAAAGAAAACGTGATCACATAGATCTGTCCAGTATCAAGAGTAATTTTCACCTCTGCAGCATACTGTGTACCAGCAGTCCCTCCGGACACCCAGAACAGTACAGAGTCGTCCGTGTGACTGTTTGTGCCCAGAGTCAGACCGGCCTGGAGACTAACGACATGAGACGAAATGACAGACCCAGACGGTATCCAGCTCGAGAAGTCCACCGGATAATCTAGATCGTCATCCTCATGTTGCTGGATCTCTAGTTGCGCATGATATTCCATATCTATGTATCATCGTGAGTTGTTGGGATATCCCATGAGGCGAATGTCCTGGACTCTGTCTCCGTCATTAAAACACCGCTTATCTCGTGCGCAGCCTTGAGCGTGGTTTCGCCGTCGTCCACAAGACATAGGTGAGTCCCAGTCCCGGTATCTGTCGCCGTTATATCCTTCGATGATACTGTGAGCTTTCGCCCGTTACCGCCACTCGCATCTGCTAACGTGAAATCTCCACCTGCCATAGCGACATATCCAAGCGTTACGCCAGAAACCGCTGCGTAGTTTGCCGGTTTCGCCGAGCAGATATGCATCTGGTCTGCATTAGCTATGTCTGAAAGCATCAAATCAATACTGTCTGGATCTACATAATCTGTAGCCATATATCCCCCTATACGACCGTAATGGTGCGCGGATTCGTCGGCACCGATATTGCCCTGTCTGCTGATAGGACTGTGATTGCTCTTGAGGATGATGGCACTGTGATCAACCTCGGGTGATTAGTGAAGTCTGCATCAACAAGAGGGTCCGTAAACCCTATGTTGATGGGCATATCATCTGCCTGGAACGGAGTATGGCCTCCAGACATCGATATAGTGATCGGCATGTCTCCAGTGGAGACGGTAATAGCCGGATCAGACATCGATATAGTGACCGGCATATCTCCTGGGGAGACTGTAATAGCCGGATCTGTAAACCCTATAGATATCGCAAGATCTGCAATATCAACACTGGCCGTCTCTATTGAGAGAGCAGAGATTAAAGGTACATCTACGCTCGCAATAATGTTAAGTGCGAACTGCTCGCCAGCTTCGACAATTACGCTGAATGCTTCGTCGTGTGCAGCGTACTTGCCGACCTCGTCGTATACATCAAGGTCATCAACCTTCGTCAGGGTGTCATTCGGGTCATTGATATCGAAAACACGAAGACCCGACTCGCTATGTGCCCCCTCTTCAAATTTGGCTTTTACATTATATGTACCTGGCGTTACATCGAACCTTATCTGAATAGTGTCGTCAGGGTACGGATGACACTGCGCTTGATATAACGATGAATCAGTTGTCCCGGACACAGGCGTCGGGAAAAACGCTACTGTTACTTCTTCAGTGCCATCCTTTGTTATTCTATCGTGATCATGAGCCCACCAATAATCTTGGGCTGAATCCAGGTAGTCTTGAGGAAATCCTGACGCTCCTTCCCCAAAGTTCATTCGAATCGGCAGGACATATCCAACGCCGCCAGACGTATTCGAATAACCGCTTAGCGAATTATGTGCGCTTACTCGGTAGTAATACCTCCCACCTATATCTAGTCCAGAATCCTCATAACTGTATGGACTAGTACCAGCTTGTATTGTGTCTACAGATGACCAGCTTTCTTGGTCTAATGACCTCTCCAGCAGGAAGTCGTCAACGCCTAAGTCATCATGCGTCCAGTGAATTGTTACGGCGGAAGTAGATTCAGTAACAACTTTGGTGACGACCGGATCGTTTGGCGGGTCGCCCTCCTCCCATATAGCACCAGCCCCTTCTGGTTCTATCCCTTCTATCGGTACATAGTCTTCTAGTCCCATTAGTTATGTCCGATAGAAGGGCTATTAGTTATGTTGTCCGCAGGGCAATTGCTGTCTTTATGAGGGGACGTGCTGTGGCTTACTATATCATTTATGGTTGCCTGTTCTGTGCCAGTCAAAAGTTTTCTGTAATATATGTAATTGCTGACGTCTGCATCCACAACATCACACCCAGCTCCGCCGTCACAGTAGTCATTGCTGCCCGTAGTCCATTGCGATGACGACCCATAGAACGCGTTGTAATCTGCTGTGACATTACTTCCTGCGGAGCCATTTTTATCGATGCCGTCAACGATCAGGTTACACCTGTAATCCTGATCATCTGCTCCTAGCTTCAACCAGTAATCTGTAGTATTGGAAAAGGTGTTAAAATACACCTCTGCTTTATCACAACTATCCATGTTTGCCATGTACCCTGTCCCGTCTCCTACATTCTCGTTGTTATTGAATAGATTGCCCCATATTGAGATATTGTTCGGATTGGTTGTGCCGCCACATGACACCCCTATAGGGGCGTCTTCTATAATGTTTCCACCAACGAGAATATAATCGACACTTGACGCCCCCTCATTAAATGCAATAGCTTCGCCATTTGAACCGCTCGACCCGCATGACGTATTAGAGTCCTTAAACCCCCATATCCTATTGTGGATTATCTTTGCTGGCGATTCGCTTGTCCCACCTCCTTCCATGTTTACGGCATTCTTACTTGATGAGTACAAACCAGATGCGTTAGGGTCTCCGTTAGAATCACAATACAAGCCTGTGGTCACGTATATGTCGTTATCATATGCTGCAAACCCAGGGACACTTGAGTCATCATTAACTATGATCGAATCTCCAGCGCAGTCATATATCTCATTCCTGACGATATGAATATTCTCGCTTGTACCTCCCGTTACTGACAGACAAGGAGCGTCCTCTGTTGGGACTTCTTTCGTCTCCCTTATTACCGAGTTCTGTACGGTTGTGTCCGCTGAAGTGTCAATCTCAACGCAAGCCCTACTGTTCCCTGCCGTTGTCGCGTCGCAGTTCTCCACCAAAACACGATCTATTAGATGGCCATCTCCAAATAACTTTACCCTGTGATCCTGGTCTCCACTGTCTCCATCTATAGTCAGTCGATGAACCACCCAATTGTCCCCATCTATCTTTAATCCCGTGATCCTTGCCTCTTCTGCTGTCTGAAGATCTACAGGATGCGTAGTTCCCACTCCAGACAGCCTGATCCATCTGGGGTCAGAACTTGTGCCACTCGCTGTAATGTCATACTCTTCATGCCCAGTGTAATCGTCCGGGTCATAACAGAATATCCTGTCAGCGTCTACTCCGTTCAGCTCATCTTCTATCTCGCTTTCCGTCCATGTATCATCAAATGTCTGATCACACGAAGCCCCATACCCACTTACGGTAGTTATAACAATCTCATACACCACCTCCCCAGGTGGGGTTCCCCCGCCCTCGGTATACTCTAGGGCTCCATAACTCCCAGCCCTAAGATTCCCTGAGATGTCCATGTCAAGAATTCCGCCATAAGCGGAAAATGACACTGCCAGGAGAAGACTACCAATTAGCCGTATCATTATTTATCCCAATGGATGAACGACTACCAAGCGAACTAGGACACTGTTGATACTCGGGAGCGCCTACACCAATTGCTGCATATGGTATTGTGAATTGTTCCGGCGTCGTTCTTAGCTTCCTCCAGAATGTGAACGGACCGCGTATAGCCTCCCAGGTGATGTCCCCGTCTTGAAAGGTACAATCCAGAGTATTGCAAGCAGATACTGATTGATCGCTTGTTGTTCCACTATCCTGGGCCTCGTACAGGAAGCACTCTACATCAGTAGGATCATCACAATCCGTATATGGGCCGAATCTGGCTATTTGCCCGGCAGAGTATGTATCGCTATCGCCCAATGTTCTAGTTACAACATCTTCGTCCACATTGTCTGCGCTCTCGTTGAAAGTGAACAACGTTGAGTTATAGAACGCGTTATGGTTTGCAATGTCTGTCCCTTCAGCGCTGCCTGACTGCTTAGGGCCTGCATCTATTAACACATTGCATCTAACGTCGTTATACCCGGTATTTAGCCCAGGGAAACTTGTCTCGTTAGATCCGTTGCCTGCCTCAATAAGAGTGTTCAGATACCACTCGTTATTCTCTTGATTGCCACCACCTGGATCATTCCACTGATGCAGAACATGAGCATATTTAGTCCCTTCCCATGTTCTGTAATCAAAAAAGATATTCCCTATGTAACTATCATGAGAAGCCATATTATTGATCGCAATCGGACCGCCCATCAATATGTTGCCTGTTACCATGTTGTATGGCCTATTAGAATATCCTCCCATAGTTTGTCCGCTATCGCCGTTACAACATAGTGAAGATCCTGCCCACTGATGTCGTCCCCACAAACGGTTGTGCTTTATGATGACAGGACCTGACGATGTGCCAGTTGTTTTCCTGGAGAGCGGCCCCTCTGTCGCATCACAACTCCCATTAGGATCCATAGTGTTGTCACTACAGTCAGCATAGAGCCTGCTCGTCACATATAGATCGTTATTCTCTACAACTATATTCTCTTGAGTTGGGTTATGGTTCCCACCAAGTTGTACCGGGTGAGCAACATAGTCATATATTTCATTGTTTACCACAAAATTATTGTCACTGTCGTATGGGTCAATAGCTACACTCTCCTCTGATGGTTTAGGACCGTTCCACCGAAATACAGAGTTCTGAATCACATTATGTCCGACAGATGTTCCGTTAGGAGTGTCATCTGCCCACCCACTATAGCGTGCCTCTGTATCTGGCTTTCCGTCTCCTCCGATCGCTAGTGTTTCCTCACCCTCGACGAGTATCCTGTTGAAAATGTGATGCCCACCTTCGCCGGATCCTAGTCGTCTATTCCCGTAGGGCTGATTTGTACCTGTATGGCCAAAGGGTATTCTGTGAATAATCCAGTAGTCCCCATAGATATCCAGTCTGTCTATCAGACAGTGCTTTGACTTTGCCAAATCCCAGGGATCCTCGTCTCCGGTTGGGTTAGCCGGATCATAATACTTGAAGACATTATATCCATTAGTGCCAGACGTCCCGTCTCCACTATCCTCTAAGGCCAGAACATTCCCTGATTTATTGCTAGTGAATGATGTGTAGTCCCCCGGCTCTATACAGATCACATGCTTGCCAGACAAAGTTCCGGCGGATGGCCAGTCGCCATCGGATTCTTTGATGGTGTAATCACACGCCTTGGCTACATAGAATTCCACGTCCACATCGCACTTAGGGCCTCCGTCTCGACACTCATAATCAGATACGTACCCATTCAGGTCAGGGTCGCCAAGAGCCGCATTAACACTAGGCACCCAAGCAAACAAAAACATCAAAGCTAAATAATTACTCACTATTGTCAGTATGGAATATTGCATATCAGCGAAAACTGTGCGTCAACAAGCGTATCAACAGCGTTATACTTAATGCTCACGTAAATTGTATTAGTCCCACTTCTAGTGACGCCAACACTTACTATTGGGCTATTCGTACCAGTTGCGATCGGAATGCCATTTATATTATCTGACCCTGTTGTGATAGTATAATTACCCGTCGCTGTTTTTTGTGCAGTCCATCCTGTAGGTGCTACGCCAACCACACCACCGCTAGGTGATACCATTATTTGCCTGTAAGGTGCCTTCTTATATTCAGGGTCAGAACTAAAACCAGTTGATACCAATATGTAGCCTTCTGCCCCATCAACAGATCCCATCGCCTCGCCTAAGCCACCTCCAACAAGAAGTGAACCCTTACCCACTAAACTCCTGCCAGTGCCTCCGTATTCAGATGCCAGCACGCCAAGAAGATCATACCACGTAGACGTCCCCTCATTATATATAACTAGGCGATTCTCGCCGACACTATACCCTATCGCCTTGTCCGGAATATTTGTGGATCCCTGCGAGAACATCTGTGCAGCGTCTACGTCTCTCGCCTTCAGGTCATCGAGAATCTGCGTGTACAGCGTATCTATTGTCGGTTCGTCCCAATCTGCCATTAGTACCCCTCCACATCCCAACTTATCAGGTTGGTCTGCCTTGTTCCTGTTTCATCGAATACTAGCGCCTTGAAGCTCGTTGGATTTGGTGTATCCGTAAAATCCACCACGACATACCTTGGCGAAGTAGAATCAACAACCGTCCCAATTGGCGCTTTCGTGACATCCGAGAACGTCTTGTTGAAATTTATCGTTGTTCCTCCGCTGTCTCCAGAATTGCACGTCGCCATTCCTGAGTCACGCTTCTTTTTGATGTCCAGCAATACGTTAATTTTATGGACACGAACTATGTCATCATTCCCAGACCCCGTGAACGCGAGAGCAACCTTTACATACTGAAACGTCTGTGCAAACCCACTTTTTACTCCTGCCGACATATCTGTCCATGAGTCTCCAGAGTTTTCCTTGTAGGATATTGTCGCAACAACGTTTGTACTCCCTGTGATCTGTGTCTCCAGACCGTCTAATGATATGGTCGCTGCTGCTATCACAGACCCATAGTCGAACTCTTCCGAATACGCGCCTGTGTCCAACGTCGGCTCGAGATAGTATGGATATCCTGCTGTTATCTGATCGTCTGGGTTAGTCCATGAGTTGTCGTCGAAATGCTCTTCAAATGTCTCTGTCGTATCGACACACCCAATTAGATAGCCATCAGATTCTATTGTATTTGTGTGAGTCCCAGTCCAGTCAGTTTGCCATGCCTTGACAAGAACATAATCAGGCGGCTCATTAACTGTTATAGATATCGGGGATATGACGCCAGGATTATCGTAGGTATCAATTCCACGAACCCAAAACGTATAAGTCCCGGATTCGCGCAAGAAGAAGGTGGCAAACGTCCCATTTACCTTTAGTGTTTCATCCGGGCTTTGGTAGTCATCTCCTCTGAATATTTCATACCCAACAACAGGGAATGATCCTTGCGACGCGGACATGAAAAGGAGAACATTGTTATCGATCACCCTATAGGTTATGGAAGCAGCCCTCGGTCCCTCTATTACAAGAATCGCATGAGTAGCATTATCTGATGCTCTCTTTGCGTC